TAGCATAGTTGGAGCACCTAGTACTCCGCCGTTAGCTGCATCGTGCCCTTCCCATCTTACTCTAAATGTTCTATTAGGTGTAGTACCGGTAGTACCAGTCCACAGACTTTGACAACTTCGATCACCTGCTGAAATACAAATTTTTCTAGCACTAGGGGATCCAGGTCCAATATCTACAGTATACGGATTTCCATAACCGCCAAATGTAACAAGACTGTTAGTATTGACAAATAGATATTGATTATTACCACTTGTTCCAGTTCCGTAGTTTTGACCAAAGAACGTAACTTGGAATGGGAATGTAATTTGCCAAACGGAATCGTCGTAGTCGTTTACACCATCCGGGCTTATAAATGTAGGCACACCTGCATTAGCGAGACCAGTACGGCCGCCTATGACTTTGCTTATACTACCAACGCTGCAACTCCCAGGCGAACTGCTAGTGGTTACTATTTGATTACCGCCGTTGCTAATATTAGCCAATGCTGATGCTAGTACTGTAGTAGTACATACTGCACTAAACCCTGTATCTACTACAGGTTCTAATAGCTGTTCTGCTGTGATATCTGCACCGCGGTATCTTATTTTACTAAATCTTGAATTGCCGAGGCCGTTGGTTGTATTTGTTACGTTAACCTTTGTGCCTAGCCCCCAGCTGTTATTTACAATAGTTGGGTTAACAACACCAGTAGCAGGGTTAACTGATTTTGAATTGTGCCACGCTCTAATATAGTCAATAACATATTGAGACGGAGTAAAGCCAGTGCTTGAGGGCACAAGTGGATCGACATTGCCTCCAGGACTAGAATCACCATCGTTGCTTGTAAATCCCCCAGTGTCGTGTCTAAAATTATAAATGTTGGCGTCTCGAGCCCAACCTTGTGTGTTACCTGCTATTGTTGCAGCTACGTGTGTAGCATGATTGTTAACACCAGTATAGTTATCATAATTATAAGTTGAATCAGTATTGGCGGGCCATACAGCTGCATTATGATTTGCAAACCAATCATACTGAATTAATCTACCGTCAAACTCACTATGTGCTGCGTAAGCAATGTCGTCAACTACTACAACATCTACATTTTTACCTGAGCCTGTTATATTGATAGTGGCTGTTTGGCTACTAGCACCGCTTTCTGATCCCCACCCTGATATGTTATCACTCAATGTAGATCGATATAATCCCCAATTTTTTTGTCCAACAATAGAATTATTACCTCGACTCCACGCAGCTGTTTGACTGTGTAATTTGGTTTTAATTCCTAGTTTAGCCGAAGGTGTACTTATTGACTGGACCCGCGGGTCGTTTTTAAGTTGATCAACTTCGTCGGGCGTAAGATAGTAGTGTGTATTTCTACTAATTGGTCTTCGATTAGCACATTGTACAGCACGTTCTGGAATTTGCCCTCCAGAACCTGTATTTTCCATCTCAAAGTAAAAACGTTCTAAGTCATCTTTATTTTTGAGAGTAACAATATATTCTCTAAAAATTGTTGGCATATTATGCCTCTAGTTGTAGTATTGTTAACGTGACTGTAATAGTCCCAGTAGCTCCACTTAAATTTGTCACAGCAATTGGTATAGCAGTAGTTGGGCTAGATTCAGCATTGAATCCAATAGTTCCCGGACTAATTAAAATTGTTTGTGCTGATGTTGTAATTACTTCTGCAATTACTCCTGCTCCTGGAAGAGGATCACTGCCTTGTAATCTTGTACCATCAGCTGTTAGTGATGCTGAGTCTGTATACAATCTTACCCAAGCTGCAGCACTGGTTTGAATTTTAAGAAGTGCATAAGTTTTAAATCCTGTAATGCTACCAGTCCACGAAGCGTTATTTGCAATTGAACCACTAGTAACTGCTGCCGGCGCCCTTGTTCCTAATCCAGTACCACCACCACCACTAACAGTGGTAAATGTAAATGTGCCAGACCCGTTGGTTGTAAGTACTTGCCCGTTAGTGCCGTCGCTAATACCTAAATCACTTAAGGTTACTGTATCCCATGCTGTTGCGTAGTCTGTACCGCTAGTCTTACGTAGATACTGTCCAGTTGTACCACCTGTAGGAACACCTTCTCCGTTAGTACCATTGCTACCATCTGTTCCGTCTGCACCATCTGTTCCGTCTGCACCATTTTGAACATCGAATGTTGAAGTAGTTAAATCGGTATAGGTTATAGTGTAAGTATCTAAAGATCCAGCAGACCCATCACCGTTAGTTCTAATAATACTGGTAATACCAACACCATCTGTTCCGTCTGCACCATCTGCTCCGTCAGCACCTGCTGGGCCTTGAAACTCACCGAGATCGACCCATTGCGTACTGTCCCATGTCCATAAGTGCGAAGGCGCAGGTGATGTAACTACGTAACTATCACCTGTTTGTTGCCCTGTAATAGTTAGTAATGCGGTATAGTCAGCTACTGTACCTTGAATATTTAATGCTCCAATACTTACTCCACCGACTGTAGATCCTGCTGGCAATTCAACAAAGCCACCGGGTGTTACTAACTGTAAATTATTTCCTGCAGTGGTAATTGATGAAGTGCTACCGACATTGATAGATCCGTGTAAAAACAAATCATTAAATTTTACTGTTGAGCTACCAAGGTCGTATGTATTTGTTGTACTAGAAATAATATCGCCAACAATGCTATGTCCGTTAACATCAAGATTTCCACCTAGTTGCGGACTAGTATCTTCTACAACATTTAATAATCCTGAAGCTGAACTGGCAATAGTAATTGTGCTAGCATCAGTTCTTGTAACCGTAACGTTTGTACCTGCTGCTAACTTAACATCATCAGCACTACCCGTACTAGGAGTTAGTCTTAAATTAGTGCCGCCGGTTGCTGTTTCTGCTGAAATCGCATAGGTTAATCCAGCATCTGTTCCGTTAACCCAATTACTGCCATCATACTTTAGCACTTGTCCCGTAGAAGGACCAGTAATAACAACATCTTCTAGATCGTTAATGTTAACGTATGCACTGGTGTAAGGTAAACTGTTCCAAGCTGTAGTGCCGTCACCAATCTTAATTTGACGTTCAGTGGTATCGTATCCTGGCTCGCCAGCACTTAATATTGGGTTCGATGTTGACCATTGTACTGATGTACCTCGTCTAACTTGTATTTTTACAGTCATGATTAAAAAATTCCTCTATAATTTGGTTTAGTCAGGTGTTCCACCGTCATATGTAATTTCAAAAAGTGTAGTGCTTGGACTACCACCGTCGCTGATTGTAGTAAATGCTGGCGTACCCGGACTACCACCGTCTACTGTACTGACAGAGTCTATAATAGTTACAGAAACAAACACGTCAGGAACATCATCTAATGTTAGTATTAGTAATTCATTAGTTTCTTCTAATAGGTCTAATGTAGTGTCGATTACTAGACTAGCTGTATTATCAACAATGGTAAACACACCTGTTAGGCTCATGCCTTCGATATCAGCTGGAGTTACACCTGTAATAGTATATGGTACAATAGTATCGTCTTCTACATTTAATGTAGTCAATGTAATTGAAACACTCAGTCCTTCTACTACTGATGCTGAACTTCTTGACAATGAATAATACGGATTGCTGTCTGATACAAAGCGTCCAAGATCCAGTAATACATTGCTTGATGAAACAAATGTTCCAAAGTCGATTGATGATGATTGCAATAATAGTTGCAAAGGACTAGTTACAGCAACTCCTATTTGACCAAAGTCGTAATCTTCTGTATTTGGGCCTGTTCCTGGAATTGTATCGGGAACCCAAAAAGTACCGTTCCATGTTAATACTTGCCCGTTTGACGGCAATGCGTCTGCAACGTCACCCAATGCTCGTATACTGTGATTATCAATCCTACTAATAATACCGTTTACATTACCAATAACATTACCAATAAATGTAGTGGCTGTGATAGTGTCTTGGCTAACAATACTGCCTGTTACTCTAATCTCGCCTGATACGGCTGTTAATTCTAAATCTACTTCAGAAAGGATACCTAGACTATCTCCGGGTAACGTTGAAATATAAGTAGTTCCGGGAACTAGGTTATTATTTCCATTAATAGTGATAGCATTTAAACTAATGGGTTCGTAGTCGCTATTATCAGTATTAAGCGCAGTTATTGATATTGCTGCATCTTCAACATAGATATTGCCGTTTAATGCGCCTACAAAATTGTTGGCAAGCACATTACCTTCTATGTCGATATTACCCAGTCCGACAACATTGTATCCGTTTAAATTTAAATTTCCGCCCAGTGTTGGTGTAGTATCTTCGTTTAATTCATTAATACTATCTGGGGTAGCTATGGTAATTTCGTTGGCTGTTTCTACAACTGTTACGTTTAAACCTTGCTTAATAGATCGTAACTTTAAGTTATTGCCTACTTTTTCTTTAAAAATACCAGCGCCCGAACCTAGATTATCTGCGCTTATAACACGAGTTAGATCTATATCGGAGAAATTAGCGTTGGCTTTTTCAAAGGCCGTGCGCAGATCATCTCCGGTACCGTCGTTTGCGTATTGTCCTAGATTAACTTGAAGTATGCTCATATTTCGCTCTCTTTAGTATATTTAGCCGGTTTGCAGTTTTGCCAAACCTAGCTAATTTAATATACGTTAAACAGCCCAAGATCCGCCCTGTGCTTGCCAGGCGTCATCTGTAAATATCAAAGTACAAACGTTTGTGTCTACATAAACATCAGCGGCTCCTGTAACATCAGGCGTAGCAATCGTCTTGAATGGATAGAATACATTGAAATTCCCACCAATAGAGATATATTGTTGTCCGGTATATCTACCACTGGTTCTAGATTTTCCTGGTATATTGATTACTACGTTGGCTGAGTCACCTATATCAACTCCACCTTCTGTAGGAACTAGATACATGATTTGTCCTTCAACACCATCAGCTAGAGTATAAACACCTTCTGACAGTTTGTTGATAGTCTTAGTTACATCTATAGCAGTGGCTGCGATAACGTTGGTCAATGTGGCCACAGTAAATGTAGTGTCATCAACTCCCATTGTTCCACCTAGTGATCCACCACCTAATACTGTTCCATAATCGCCAACGCTGAGATTAACAGCACTATCAGTAACCACAGCACTAATGTCGCCGTTAGCTGCCACTGTGATGTCAAGTGTAAATCCTGTACCAAATACTACACCAAGTACTGTGCCTACGTTTAGGTTAATATTGTTGCTAGGTGATATGGTGACTGTTGCGGCTTCACCTTTGCCTACATCTTCAGCTACTGGACCATTCTTGGCCACAGTGGTAACACCAGGGTAGGCAGTAGTCTGTACTGTGGCGTCTGGGAATGTTAAACTACCATCTCCACCAAATGTCCAACTTTCAAGTCCTGCTGTCAATACAACATCACTGGCAATGTCAGCCACATACCAAGTCCAGTTGCCACCGCCCGATATTCCCATGTCAGCATAAGGAACAGTTAGTACATCACCGCCACCAGATTCGCCACCGCCTGTGTGACCAGAGCCACCGTTGACCACTACAAATGCTGGAGCATGATAGTCTTCGCCATTTGTATTCCAAGTGACATTGACTACAATATCAGTTCCAGGAACAGCATAGTTGGATATGGGTGCTGGCGGTAATGAGGCAAAAGATGTATTTAAAATACTAGAAGCACTTTGTATTACTATTACATGCGCCGCGGCACCTGTAGCGGGTGTAACTTCTCCTACACTGCTATTTTTTGGTAATGTTAGTGTACCATCTGTGCCAAAGGTCCAAGTCTTGTACGATTCCGCAAATGAAACTGTTTTTGGTCCATCATCAAATCCTGCGGTAATATCTTGGGCAACAAGAATTATCCACCTGTCGGTGTTGGTATCTTCTTGGATATCTGTGATTGTAGCAATTATTGGCGTTCCCCATGCTGTGGTCACAGTACCGCCTATATGAACAGTTGTACCCAAGGCAGGGTATATATTGGAGTCAATAAACAAACGCCAAACGCCACCCGGTGGTACAAGCTCATCTACAGTGGCTACAACGACACCACTTACTAGTGGATTTCCTATTTTTATAGATGTATCGTCTACGTTTTTAATGGTGTTTTGGGGGAATGTTGTAGTACCATCTGTGCCAAATCTCCATACATGCTGAGCACCACCATCATTGTCGTTAGCACCAATCTCAACACCGTATGCAGCACTTCCTTGATATGCGTCAGAGCGTTGAAGAACATAGTTGAAGTCATCACCAAAGTACAAGTCCATGCTATTTTGACCAGTGCCTTTCATAACGTGGAAGTGAGTCGTGCCGCCCGGTTCTGGTAGTGCGCCGAACTCTAATGTGCCACGGCTAGTACTCATAGTGACAACACCGTTGTTGTCTATACCAACTGAGTATTGGCCGTTGTCTATACTGTTGATAGTGCCAATGCTACCTTGTGTGTACAGTGTACCGACTAGGTCACTGGTAAGATCAAAGTCTGGATCAAAATCAGTTATGGTAAACGCACTGGCATAGTTGCTGTCTGCTTTGGCAGCGTTGACCACTACAATGTTGCTGGCAGACTCATCCAATAGTCCGCTAAATGTAGCAGCCTTAAAGTCATAGTCGCCCGCAGCGAACACTGTTCCGTCATCGGAAAACTGTGCCACAATAGCGTGGCTAACTGTACCAAACGGATCACCGTAGCCTCCGCCTACTGCTACATAACCTGATTTAATTGCCAGATTACTGCCACCTCCTTGTGGACCGAACCAAACGCCACCACTAAATGTCCAAGTGGTTGTGTTGTCCAACAATCTCTGCCATACCACAGTACCGTCTAGATTATACTTGGCAATGACCATGCTGTAGTCGCTAGTATTGTTATTGCCAGTTATTGCCGATAGGTATAGACAATCGTCAGGACCAACTACAATACTGTTAGCAAAATCATCACAATCGCCTACTACCTTACGTGTCCATTGTTTAACACCTAGGCTGTTAAACTTGATGATGATCATGGCATTGTCATCATCAAACAGTTGAGGTCCTTCATAGACATAGTTTCCGCAAACATAGATGTTGCCTTCACTGTCTATATCAGCATCTGCTCCCTTACAGGCGAATCCTGCGTCAACTTGTATGGCTCGTTGCCACTGTATTGCGCCCTCGCTATCGTACTTAACAACTAACATACGATCGTCATACTCGTTAGCAGCCAGTGAGCCAACTTTAACAACCATGTCGTCTACACCTGTTACTCCACCAAATGAAGAGCCGTTGATTGTGCCAATAGTTCCATC